GATTGGAACCGACCATCCCCAGTCACATCGAGACTCTTGGCTGGCTCTGTTGTACCGAGACCTACTCTATTTGTCACTGCATCTACGTGAAAAGTATTTGTATCCACGGTGAGATTTGAACTTATATAGGTATTCCCAGCAACGTGGAGATTTGCATCTGATGATGCTGCACCCACAGAGACGTGACCAACATCATAGTAAATATTACTTCCCAATGTCACCCAAGGAGAAGTTACAAACTCTGAATTACCCTCAAAGAGCTTACCTGTAAATTTAATATCACCCTCGACGTGGAGTGATTTGTCTGGTTCGGTCGTACCAATACCCACATTACTTGTCACCGCATCAACGTGAAGGGTATTTGTATTCACTGTGAGATTCGAACTTATATAGGTATTCCCAACAACGTGGAGATTCGCATCTGATGATGCCGTACCCACTGAGACGTGACCAACATCGTAGTAAATGTTGCTCGCCGATGTCACCCAAGGGGAAGTTACAAACTCTGAATTACCCTCAAAGAGCTTACCTGTAAATTTAATATCACCCTCAACGTGAAGTGATTTATCTGGTTCAGTCGTACCAATACCCACATTACTTGTGACTGTATCGACATGGAATGTATTTGTATTGACGGTGACATTACCACTCAATTGAGCTTGTGTAGCATAGATATCACCTTGAATACCTACACCCCCTACAACTTGAAGTGCCCCAGATGTCTTAGAGGTCGCAGCCGTGGCGTCGGTGACGGTAACACTATCGGCTTCAACATCCTCAAAGTTTGCATGTGTGGCGTGTACATTACCTTGAATACCCACACCCCCTACAACTTGAAGTGCCCCAGTTGTTTTGGAGGTTGTGGCTGTGGCGTCGGTCACGGTAACACTATCGGCTTCAACATCTTCAAAGTTGGCATGTGTTGCATGTACATTACCTTGAACACCAACACCACCAACAACTTGAAGTGCTCCAGATGTCTTTGAAATTGTAGATGTAGTATCGGTCACGGTAACACTGTCAGCTTCAACATCCTCAAGGTTTGCATGTGTGGCATGTATATTACCTTGAATACCCACACCTCCCACAACTTGAAGTGCTCCAGATGTCTTTGACGTTGTCACAGTTGTCGCACCTATTTTGAGATCCGATGTTGTATACACATTCCCAACAACGTGTAAATTGGATTCAGGTGTTACTATACCCATCCCAATCTTTGCGGTTGACGCATCCACAAATAACTTATTGGTGCCAACTGTTAGGTTATCATTTATAGTTATGTTATTTTGAACTGCGAGATTACCTAAAATCTCAACCAACATTCTATGATTCGCATCTTCAAAATCTAAAATGTGATCATCTGTGAATGTATTTTGTGTATAGCCAATTGAGAACTTGTGATCTACAGCGTGATAAATAAGAGCAACATTTGCATATGTACCATCATCTTGGTGTTCTATCATAAAACCAGAATCAAGGTTCGTTGTACTATTATTCGCCCCAACCCCAAATATTCTATCCCCAATTGTCACACTTGTAGAAGAAATGATAGTGGTATTACCACCAAGTGTGATGTTACCCAAGAACTCGGCTTCACTTGCGGATATGACATATTTACCCGTATCGGTGACATATACGGGAGATTTAGTAAAGTATCCATCTGTATTAACCATTGGTAAATACTTGTTAATTGGATCTGTGAGTCCTGTTACTGAAATATTACTTGTAATATTCACATTCCCAGTTGTCGTGAGACCCGTCACGTTAATTGTATTTGCCACAGTGTTCCCAGTATTCACAACTTGTTCCAAAGTTTGAAGTTTTGTGAGAAGATTCACTGGATCAATCTTGTTCATAGTATTTCTACCCGCCGAACCATCCGTATAGACATATGCAGGTGTGTATGTAATAACATTCGCATTTGGAATGGCATTTACACGACCAACACCTGTTACGGAAACAATACCTTGTGATGCGTGAGGTTTCACCACAATACCTATATTTTGGATGAGATTTGGGGCACCATTATAAATACCCGTAGGTGCGACATTGGAAAGAGTACCGGGTACTGTATTACTCACATAGACTGTTTCACCTTCTACGAAACTATCGAGTGGAACACTATCGGCGCGTCCGAATGTGACAATAAGACCTTGTCCATTTTGAGCTAAATCTTGGTACACGATGCCAAGCGCGGGCATTTTCGTGGGATAGCGAGCATCTGCTTTATCGACGACAAATGTTTCATTACCAACCGTACCAGTTGCGTACACAACATCACCTTTAGTTAACGCAACATTAGCCTTTGCGGATAAAAATGTATGATTTTGAAGTTGATTGGTCCAATTTGTTCCGTCATACACGAGCATGTCCTCATTTTGAGGTGAAGTCAATACCACATTATTCAATTGACCAATATTTACTATGACATTTGAAGTAAGATCAGTCTTGAGTGCGGTTGTGGCATTATTGAGATTCAAAACACCATTTATGTCAACATTTGAAGTGACATAAGCATTACCAGAAACGTGGAGATTAGCGGATGGTGTTTTTGTTTCAATACCAACTCGATGTGTTGTAGCATCCACGTGAAGGGTGTCCACATCCACAGTCAAGTTTGAACTCATATACGTGTTCCCAACAACGTGGAGTTCAGCGTCTGGAACTGTTATATTAATACCCACATGATTGGCGACGGTATCAACGTGGAGGGTATTCACATCTACAGTCAAGTTTGATGTCACGTAGGCATTCCCGACAACGTGGAGATTGGCGGATGGTGTTTTTGTTCCAACTCCTATAGAGTTGTTTACTGCATCCACGTGGAGTGTATCCACATCCACAGTCAAATTCGACGTCACATAGGCATTTCCAACAACATGAAGTTCCGCATCTGGGATCTTTGTATTAATACCCACATGATCTGCTTCTACATCGACGTGAAAGGTGTCTACGTCCACAGTCAAATTAGACGTGACATAGGCATTTCCAACAATGTGAAGTTCCGCATCGGGTGTCTTGGTCTTTACACCAACTTTATTCCCAGTGGCATCCACGTGAAGGGTATCGACATCCACGGTCAAATTTGACGTCACATAGGCATTTCCAACAACGTGAAGTTCGGCATCTGGGACCTTTGTATTAATACCTACACGATCTCCCTCTACGTCAATATGAAAAGTGTCCACATCCACAGTCAAATTCGATGTCACGTAGGCATTCCCAACAACGTGGAGTTCGGCATCGGGGACCTTTGTATTAATACCTACATGATCCGCGACTGTATCCACGTGGAAAGTGTCTACGTCCACTGTCAAGTTTGACGATACGTATACGTTCCCAATAACATGAAGATTAGCATCTGGTTCTTTAGTTTCAATACCAACACTGTGTGTCGTTGCGTCAACGTGGAGGGTATCCACATCCACTGTGAGGTCTGAAGTCACATACACGTTCCCAACAACGTGAAGATTAGCTTCTGGTTCTTTGGTTTCAATACCAACACTGTGTATTGTTGTATCAACGTGGAGAGTATCCACGTCCACAGTTAAATTTGAGGTCACATAAACATTCCCAACAACGTGAAGTTCGGCATCGGGTGTCTTGGTCTTCACACCAATCTTATTTCCGGTGGCATCGACGTGAAGGGTATCCACATCCACTGTGAGGTTAGAACTCACATAGGCGTTCCCTACAATATGAAGTTCGGCGTCAGGTGTCTTGGTCTTTACACCAACTTTATTCCCAGTGGCGTCCACGTGGAGTGTGTCCACATCGACGGTCAAATTGGATGTCACGTAAGCATTCCCAACAACATGAAGTTCCGCATCTGGAACCTTTGTATTAATACCCACGTGATCCGCCTCTACATCGACGTGAAAAGTGTCAACATCTACAGTCAAATTGGAAGTCACATAGGCATTCCCAACAACGTGGAGTTCGGCGTCAGGTGTCTTGGTCTTTACACCAACTTTATTTCCAGTGGCATCCACGTGAAGAGTGTCCACATCCACAGTTAAATTTGATGACACATAGGCATTCCCAACAACATGAAGTTCCGCATCTGGAACCTTTGTATTAATACCTACATGATCCGCCTCGACGTCAACGTGAAAAGTGTCTACGTCCACAGTCAAATTCGATGTCACATAAGCATTCCCAACAATGTGAAGTTCCGCATCTGGATTGAGAGTCTTTACACCAACTTTGTTTGTAACTGAATCAACATAAAGTGAGTTTGTATCCACTGTGAGATCGCCAGTAATATTTGTATTTCCCCGAACGACAAGAATATTTGAACCAAATTCATCAACATACAAATTTGAACCCACATCAAGTGTATGAATTGGACTTGTATTTATGATACCAACATTAGCTTCCGTGAGAACTCTACCATAAACGTGAACATCGAGATCTTCGGATGTAAGTGGAACTAATGTTTTACCATCTGCACCACTTTGTGTGTATGCCAATACGAGTTCATCTGTTCCCTCAATAAATCCAATGGTGACATTTGAACCTGGTCTATTCATAAGTAAACCTAAATCGAGTGTCGTGTCTCCAGATGTATTACCTCTACCCAATTCTACGATTGGGTCTGTAATTGACATATTTTCAGTATTGACCACCGTGACAACACCATTTATATGGGCATTTCCATCAACAACGAGGTCTCTTTGAATATATACATTTCCGCCGAGCACACTCAATACATTTGAACCAACAACATCCACAAATAAGTTTGAGCCCACATCGAGTGTGTGTATTGGTGCGCCATTTGCGATACCAATATTTGATAATGTAGTAAAACCTGTAACTGTATTATTAAATGATGCTGTATTTGCGGTTACATTACCATTACGAACCGCTGCTTCTAAATCAAAATCCAGAATATCCTCCGCAACTGCGCCAGAGTCCATAACTTCTTTAGTAATCTGGTTGTATGCCAGAACTGTAATATTTCGATCACTTAAATCGGTTCTTGATCTCAACGGGGTCATGTACACAGAACCTGCATACTCTGCGTTAATCTGTACATTACTTGCGTTGAACACAATAGTATTATCCGCCTGATTCTCGGTACAATTCTTACCAAACCGAATCCTCGTAGATCTCTCTACTGTAGGTAAGTTCTTGACCATTTAATATAGGAGGCTAAATTAATTTGCGTAAAGGAGTCCAGCCATACCATTCTCTATACGTAAGATGTTATAGTTGACTGCGTAAATTGGGTCATTAATAGGCATAGTCTCACTCATAATTTTGACTGAATCAATGCGACTGAAATTGAGAGTTCCTGTGGGTTGTAGGGAACTTGTTGAGAGACAGAAGCAATACAAGAAAAAGTCTGGAGACGTGACGAAGTTTGTGTGATAATAATTCATTACATCAATAAAATGTGGTTTGCCCCACCTATAGTTACCTACATCGAGACCATTTATGTTTAATTTTACTCTATTTTGGGTTGATGTGAGAGCACCTTCTGTTGTGGTATCTGAAGATGCCAAGTATTTCACTGGATGATTAAATGTAAGTTCCTGGACATTTTCTCCGGATGGGATATTCTTTTGTACTTGGGTAATCAATAAATCGTGTTTTCTCGACGCAATATTACCTCTCTCTTCGTTGTCCAAGTAATAATAGTTTGCGTAAAGTTCGACATTATAGTTGGATGCCTCTGAGCCCCAATGAATTCTTAATTCCACGTCGTGGTAATTGAGAGCTACGAGTGGTAAAGCACATTGTGGTCCTTCACAAAAGAAAAACCGAAGTGGGTAAAAGTATGACCGTGAACTTACACCTGCGTGTGTACCACTTGAACTTTTTGATACATTTTGAGCAAATGTATCTATGGCTATTTTTTGTGTAAAAATAGTGTCTTGAGTATCAATGACGGAACCTCCAATAAGAAATTCAATTTTATCAATTACAGTATTCCAATATTGAACATCAAGAGCTTGTGTTGTGTCATCAAGGGTTAGATAGACATACCCAAGAAGATCGCCTGATTTATCAAATCGAACACTTGACATAGAGTTATTTTTCACACCACCATGTATGGTTTGTTTTTCAATGGACTGTGAAAAATTTGCATGCCGTTTAAACGTAGACGTAAAAAACGATATCTCTGGATTGCCCACAATATACTCATCCTGAGCACCGATAGCTATTAATTGGACAATACCAGCAGACATATTACTACTTTAAGGGGAGAAAATTACAAGTTTGGTTTTCTACACACAAATCTAAGAACTAAAAAGTTATTTCCAGCTGTATCTGGATTTTTAATTGTATTTCCATCTTGGTCACGGATACTCACAGTGAAGCGATCGAGACGACGGATTGGGTCAATATATTGGGTCATAATTGGATAATTGTCTTTGAATGAAATGAGTTCAGTGTCATCAGTTACAAGACTCGCAAATGAACCCCTGAGAATACTCATAGAAGCCTGATCAGTCAATACATTGGAAGCTCTATCAGAAAAAATGGAATCCAATTCCTTGATAGATACATAACAATGTTCAGTCGACACATTCGAACGAATGTGTGCTCCAAGAAGTCTCGCCTGAACCACATTCTTCAAAGGCTGTTGAAGATGACAAGTAAAAGTGTTGGCACTACTTTGACCAATAGAATCAATCGTTATGGTATGGTATTCGTAGTCGAGATTTGGAATAGTTGTCGGTGATGTAATCAGCGCCATTTAGTATTAGCTTAGATTAAAGATCCACCAATTCCATCCGCAATCTCGTAGCCCGCGTGTTCCGCAACAAGTTGTTCAGCGCCACAAACACCACCTGGAGTCAAGCTCTTGGTGTATGTGCTACCTTCACTGGTGTGACCTGGGGCACATTCAAGACGATGTTCGAGGTCGAAGATGGATTTTTCATTGACAGCAACAATAGTAATTGGTCTGGGTTGGTACTTGCTGACATTCTTCAACAAACCGAGCATAAAGATCAAAGTGATCAAAGCAACAATGGTCATGATGGCATTTCGGTTGGCACGGTTAAGGTTTAACATTTATAATGTATACATATAATTTTTTCTAAAGTGCGTTAAAGGATATTTAATACTTTCATATTAGAGAGTAGATGGACGAAGAAATTGTCATTAATCGTGGAAGTACTACTGTGATGAAATTGGACGCTGACGAACAGGCTCTGATGGATGAAATTGAGATTTCAACCCCCCGTCCCCAGCCTGTACGACGTCCAGCACCTCAACACGTACAGAGACAACCTCCCCAAACACAACACCAAGAAGCTATGGATGCTTTTGTAAATCCAAACAAACAATCGGTGCCACAACACCAACCACACCAAGATGAAGAAATTGATTATGGCGAAGATGAACCAATGTTCTTTGATGATGCCGATGATGGTCCTGGGTTACAGGAAGAGCAACCATCAAAGGGTTATAGCTCCGTAGATGAAGAGAAGGCTGACCTCATTAATAAATTGGGTCGCCTTGAGAAGAAGGGTTTTGCCGTGAACAAGCGCCTCACAGCCTACTCAAATGTCGAAGATCTCCGTACTGAAGTGAAGAGAATCACGTACAGTATTGATGTTGAGCAGTCGATTCGTTTCTCGCGACGAATGCTCATCGCCTGTGTGACAGGCCTTGAGTTCCTTAACAAACGATACAACCCCTTTGAGATTCAACTCGAGGGTTGGTCTGAATCCGTTATGGAGAACGTAGATGACTATGACAGTGTCTTTGAGGAATTGTATGTGAAGTACCGTTCCAAGATGACTGTTGCCCCAGAAGTCAAGCTCATTATGATGTTGGGTGGTTCAGCGATGATGTTCCACTTGACAAATAGTATGTTCAAATCTGTTATGCCCAATATGAATGATGTATTGAAGCAAAATCCAGATCTCGTGAAGAATATGATGTCTGCGGTTCAGAATACAACGAGGTCACCATCTGGACCAGCTGATAGCATGCCAGTTGGGGGTACAGGGCAGTATGAGATGCAGGGACCTGGGATTGACATCTCAAGCCTTATGGGTGGAATGATGATGCCACCACCAATGAATACGTCAGCTCCAAGAACTACAATGGAAGCTCCATCGGTTGATTATGACGATGACGTTTCTGATATTGTCTCCATTTCAGGAGAATCCACTGGTGGTGAAGTCAAGGAGGTCAACATCGACGCCTCCAAGTCAAAGCGTGGTCGCAAAAAGAAGAAGACGGAAATTAATCTCTAACTAAAGTATAAATGATAGGCTATTGTCCTTTGGAGGAAATCGAACCTCCTGTCAGACAGCAGCAACCCGTTGCTGAACCAAAGGCTGAAAGTAAGCCTATGGTTACAGGTCTCGAGGAAACCGAATGTAATTACGTCGTCATGGCTTTCATTGTCGGCGTTCTCTTCTTAGCCGTCTCTGATTCCATCAGGGCGTAAATAATTTTAATGTAATTCTACCGTTGGGATCTTTACCCCCATTGAGGTAAAATTATTTAGTATGTGAAAGTTGAATGTGTAAATGTGCCACTCTTGATAGATTCAAGTTTACCACTATTTGAAGACATCAGTTCTACAGATATATCATATTTATATGATCTCGCCGCTTGTACATCGTTTGGTGTAATGGTCAATGTAGTCGCATCCACACTGACTGCTGAACTCCAAGGATAATCATTGAGACTACCAAAGACATTCTTTGTACCTATGGCAATTGGGAGTGTACTTGTCGAACCATCACTTGTACCACCTTGTACTTCCATCACCATTGTGCTCATATTTTTCACATCATCCTCATATTCACGGAGAATTGCTACAATCTTGGCATAAAATGACGAGGGACCAAATGTGAATTTTATCGTTTTGTCATTAAAAGATGTAATCGTAATAGCGTTTGAGTATCTTTTACAGGCGACTTGATCAGAGTTTGTAATTATACCACCATTCACGTGGAGGGTGGTACTTGGGGCAACACTACCAAGGTTAATACCAGCTTGCGCACCCAAATCAATTCTACCATCCAAACGAATATCACCCGTAATATCCAAATCACCAATAATAAATGTATTCGCATTCGCGGGTTGTATATAGACATTACCTGTAGTATCAGCTAAAACATTTGAAATACCACCACTTGTTTTATACTGAATAATAGCGTTACTCGCAGAACTCTCAATTCTTTGGACACTGTTGTAGAGATGTAACTTTGTAGCCGCAGTGGATGTACCTATACCCACATTACTTGATTGTGTCACATAGAGTCCGTCATTGAGTACACTATTATTTGACGCACCCAATATGAGACCAGCACCACCAGTTGTTTTATTTCGGTAACCCTTGATATAACCACCAAAACCATCATCCGTGTACACAAGTATACCAGTCTTTTTTGAGCTACCTGGCACAGCCGATACTGGACTCTGTAATTTTAACATATCGAGGTCAGTTGTGACCGCAGAATACATATGGACATTTGCTTGTGGATCTGTGCCAAAACCAATGAGACCGGATTCTGTGAATCTCGCATATTCAGTATTGGTATTTCTAAATGAAAGTTTATTACCTAAAAGGTTGTCTATAATATTTACACCACCAGCCGTGGAATATAAATCCATACCACCCGTTGAAATTTTCTGACCAGGTGCGAATTCAAAACCACCTTCAACATACAACTTCGTACTACTACTCAAACCCAACGAATCTTCTTCGGCTGCTGATCTACCCCCAATGAGTACACGACCATTTGGTGTTATACTTAAAACTGTATTAGCAGGTGAGTTACCCTGAATTACATTATTGATGTCATTTGTATTTAATCCAAGAATATTGTCATATGTTTGAAATATATGTTCACCCGCGACACTTCTGATTCTATCTGGACCAGCTGAATTTAAGGCATCGTTACCCTTGAATATAAGAAGTTCCGTAATACCAAAATCAGTGTCGTACACTCTTTCAGTTAAGAATGTATTACTGTATTCATCTGTCGAAACACCACCAAAATAAAGTTCATTTCCTATGACAACTTTACCATTTACTTCCAAAGTACCTCTCGGCGCATCCGTTCCTATACCAACGTTTCTAGTTATACCATCAATAAATAAAGCAGTGTGCTCTACATTTGAAACCGCGAATACATTATTTGTTATTCTAAGATCACGTGTATTGTTTCGATTATCCAAACCAAGCGACCAACCCTCATAACTTCCGTTATTATCAACCATATATGTTGAAAAGGCGTCCCCGGCATCTTCACGAACGCGTGTAGTTATGATGGCATCTTGATTAATATCAGCATCTGTGAGATTTGTTACAAGTATACCATTGGTATTGGGGTTCCGCGCACCACTTGTATTCACCATAAGTTTAGATTCAGGTGTATGCGTACCAATACCAACACGACCATCACTTCTCAAAGTCATCACATTTACATCGGTTGCGCTATATGAGTCGTGTGCCAAGTCTATGTCAAGACGTGTTCTCGAAGTGCCACTCACATTTTCAAAACGACCCAATTTCATTGTAGATCTCACACCGTGGTATGGAGATGTACCCTCTCGCGCAAGGCGAAGCACATTAAGTGTATTATTGGTGATTACAATTGGAGATACATTGGTCACCGTCAATGGTACATTCTGATGATTTATACTTCCACCATTTTGTACAACGTTACTGTTAATAAACACCGAACCACCGGATGTTTGAAGAAGTGATTGAGGTTGAGTTGTACCTACCCCAACTCTCCCAGATTCAAGAATGGTCATCTTAGCGTCACCCAAACTAGCATTTGTACCAACCTTAATATTTATACCCTTCCCACTGCCAACCAGGTTTTCAATAAAGTTTTCACCACTACCAGGTGTTGAATACATACGCATACTTGTATTACCTTGGGTTCCCCACGTATTACCAAATATCATTGCGTTACTGCCATTGATTTTGACATTTCCACCGACTGTAATTCTTTCAGTTGGGTTTGTTGTACCAAAACCAACTTTACCATCGGATGCGATTCGAACTCTTTCAGTATTTTTAGTTCCAAATCGTATATTTTGGTGTGACGAAGATGTGTTCGCACCAAATACTTCCATATAACTTACATTTGCGGTAGTTGGACCAGCCTTTATTATCACCGCATTTGATGTTGAGTCTGGACCACTTGTGTCAGCTTGAATGATAACATTCGCAACCGATGTAATACCAGAATCACCCTCAACTTCAATAAAATCTTGAATTTGAATTGAATCTGTAAGAATTCTATCCATACGCGCAGTACCTCGAACAGTCAAAACATTAGATTGGTTAATATTCGCAAAAATTTTATCACCAATCGAAAATGTATCAGTTGGACTTGTATTTGCTATACCAGAGTTGAAATCACCGTCACCAGTTGTTCTAAAACCCTTCGCTTGGATATTACCTTGAACGATAATAATCGAAGACAAAGGATCTTCAAAACCAAGTGGATTTACAGTGACCGCTGTCCCAATTTGAAGACCCCCCGCACCAAGACGCATACCATGAAGATATGAGTACCCGTTCGACCATAATAAGTTTGCCGATGTACCCGCGGCTGCGTCATTTATATATAAATTGGAACCCACGGAAAGGTCATATGTTGGTGTGGTATTCTTGACACCGATTTTGTTTTCACTATACAAGTCACCATATACATGAAGGTTCACTGTATTTGAAGTATCCATAGTAAAGTTTTGTGTTTCTGGACCACCAAAAGTTCTACCAAGTTTGAAATCATTTGTTGTTTGAAGATACCCAAAAATTAGATTTGATGTACCTGGATTATCACGTAAAAGAAGTGCTGTATCATAATCGCCATTATTACCAGTACCCATTTGGATAACAGCATTTGACACAACAAGGTTGTTAATCGATGTATACGAAGGTGGTTCTGTTATAGAAAGATTACCATAAATATTCATACCACCATAGACTTTTAAGAAACCATCTTGGATCACAACATTACCATTTTGAAATACCGCGCAGTTGGCACCAACGTTTTCGGTACCAACTAAAAGACGACTTCCAACTTGTGTATTTGTAGAAAATGTATTTCCTCGTACACTCAAAATATTTGAACTAATGCTGTTCGCGACAAGTTTATTTCCACCAATTCTAAATACATTTGAAGTTGACAGATTTGATGCGAACGCATTACCGTATACAAGAAACAAGTTTTCAGCACCCTGATTTGTATCAACTATAAGTCGATCTACTCCAGACTTTACAACTTGGAGTGTTTTTGTTGGATTTGTTGTACCAAAACCAACTTTATCGTTTATAAATAGACGCTCCGTTTGAATACTCTTTTTCACATCCAATATAATTTCCTGACCATCATTCATAAACAAATCTGTACCAACTGACAAATTTGCCGTTGGATTTGTATTCGCAATACCTAATCGACTCAAGACAATTTCATCAGCTTCAATTTCACCTGTGATGATACTCTTGACACCCGTAAGGACATCTTGTTCAAGTGGGTCTGCATCCAGGGTTGCGACATAAACCTGGTCGAACCTTACTGTACGGCCCATTTATATTAGTTGCCGAATAAAATTCCAGCTAATCCATCTCGTATTCTGAGTACATTGTAGTTTACGGCATATACAAATAGTGGTTGATTTGATGGTCGAAGCGAACCCTTTTCCGC